AACCAACAAAGCGTTGGGCAATGAAAGAGATTTCTCCTCATCTTTTGGTCTATCCTCATAGTTCTGGTTTGGAACCAGCACTTCAGGAATCAGGCCAGCTGATGGGAAGTCTCCTTTCATTTCCCTTACTTTGTTTGTTGAACGATTGTACAGCACAAAAATCAGGTATCGCCTCCAATAAATACTTAATAAATGGAGATGATATCTTGATGCGTGCTAATCGATCTGTTTATCCTTTGTGGAAAGAGAAAGTGTCCGAATTCGGCCTTTCTCTCTCTTTAGGGAAAAACTATGTTCATCCTTTGTTTGGAACTGTAAACTCTCAATTAATTATGGGAGGCACAGTTCTCGACTCAGGAAAACAAAAGGTTCTTGATCGTAGAGTACAAGTACTAGGAGAGTGTTTGAGAGATCTGGAGGTCATGATGACCAGCACAGGTGCCAAGGATGTCCATACTTTGTTTAAAACTATTAATAGATCTAAACTGAGTAGGACTGTCCGAAGCATTAGTGTTCCAGTTAGTCATGGAGGACTTTCCCTTAATTGGGGTGATAGGTCAAACTTAAATGAACGTTCAAAGCGAACGGAAATTCTAGTTTACCTTCACGATCTTTTTAAAAAGATCGAACCCGAAAAGGGTTGTCTATCCATACCTTACCTCTCAAAAACTCAAATCACTCAAAAATCTCTAGATGAGTTAGATAAGTCGTTTAACGAACCAGTTCTTAGCTCGGAATACCACGAGGACTTCGTGGGTCTTTCGGCATTAGAAATGATCCGTAAAAGGACTATGACCAATTATCATCTTAGAGACTTTTTCCTTAGTCAGAAAATTGAAGATTTACCTTCTTTGTCGTTTTTAGGAACCATCCAGGTACCTTTCAACGATGTTAGAACAAGATCAGTCCTCCAGTCGGAGATTGATCGGGTTTTCTTTCAAAATTTTCTGAATTCAGGAAAAGAGTATGATTACGAAACTTTTAAACAAGTTTTCCTTGAAGCAGTTAGAGGAACCAAAGAAGCAACAGCTGTCGCTACTAAGTTTCTTGTACCTGTCATCGATCTTGATGTACGTCCAGACTATCTTTTGAAGGTAGTTAAGGGATATGCAGCAAAATCTTTTGATAGGGAACTATTTGAAGGATCTCTTGGAAAAGTTTTGGTACCAAAGAATTTTGATCTTCCTAAAAGCCCAGACAGTCCTGATTTCTCAAAAGAAGTGATCGAGTCATTCGATTATCTTCTCAGTGAGATTCAAGATTTTGTCGAGGCTTAAGGATTTTCATTATCTGTGTTTGAACATTTGATTATTCAAACTACTTCTCATTTCTTTACAGTCATGTGGCAACGAGTATGTCACCTCTTGTCTGATTATATCTTGATAGGTTGTTATAGGGCTAAAGGACCCTTTTGTGAGCAACGGTGTGTTGCCCACTAACAACTTTTCTTGATTTAAAGATTTGATCTAGTAGTTGATTTTCAACTATTTAAACATAGATAAGTGTACTTGAATATTCGATTATTCATACTACCTTTCGTTTTCTTTTAAAAGGCGTGATTTAAATAAAAGATACGATTGAGTAGTTTGATTTTCAACTACTTATGTACACAATTCTTTGGTTTCGAGACTTTCCTTGTCTCGTAATCTAGAGTGAATTAATGAATTCTATTTGGTGAGATTAGATCTGATCTGATCAGATTTGATCCTCACCTGCCATCGCACCGATTGCTTTATATCCAAATTCAACCGATG